GACGTTGTAATAGTAGCACACAACGCTACATTTGAACGCATCTGTTTGCGTGAATATGGTTTTGACATCAGCCCTATGCGCTTTTTCTGTACGGCTAACATGTCATTGTATTGTGGTATGCCGGCATCACTGGAAGCGGTATCTAATATTCTTAACCTGGACGATAAGAAGAAGGGCACGGGCAAAAACCTTATCCGTTATTTTTCTGTCCCGTGCAAGCCTACCAAAACAAACGGAGGGCGCACACGTAATTTACCGGAACACGCCCCCGAGGACTGGGAGGAATTTATAGATTACCTCCGATATGACGTGCTATCGGAAAAGGAGATTTTCGGTAAGTTGTCCCGGTTTGAATTCCCGGAAGAAGAACAACGCATCTATGCAGCCGACCAGCGTATAAACGATTACGGCATATTGGCCGACCTCGAGCTGGCACACGCCGCGCAAGATATGGACGAAGAATATAAGGCGCGTCTTACCGAGAAAGCCGAAAAGGAATTTGGGTTGAGTTCTCTAAAGTCCATGCCACAGTTAAAAGGCTTCATTAAAGAGCGTACGGGCGTGGTTATCGAGTCACTCAATAAGAATAGTATCGAAGAGGTGATAAAGACCGTGACGGGCCTTAAAAACGTTACTGACGAGGATAAGCAAGCAGTGTTAGACGTTATCGACCTCCGTAGGGAGATAGGTAAAACGTCGAACGCCAAGTATACCGCCATACTGGCAAGCGCGGGGAGAGGCAACCGTATTAGAGGTTTGTTCCGTTACTACGGTGCGAGCCGTACCGGGCGATGGGCTGGGCGCCTGGTCCAGTTACAGAACCTACCGCAAAACCACATCGAGGACTTGGACGGGGCGCGAGACCTGGCAAAGATGCACGACCTCGACATGATGGAAGTCATATATGACAAGCCTACGCATATACTTTCACAGCTTATACGTACCGCGTTTATCGCCCCCGAGGGGTACACGTTCGCCGTGGCTGACTTTTCGGCAATTGAAGCCCGAGTAATCGCATGGGTTGCTAATGAGCAATGGCGTTTAGACTTATTTAACGACCCTAAAGCAGATATTTATTGCGCTTCTGCCTCTAAAATGTTCGGCGTTCCGGTACACAAAGGGGACGACTTAAGGCAGCGAGGGAAGGTTGCGGAGCTTGCACTCGGGTACGGTGGCGGCGTTAATGCTCTTACTACAATGGATATTAAGAAAGCGTTAAAAGACGAGGAAAAACCTCAAATATTGTCAAAATGGAGAGAAGCTAATAAAAAAGTAGTATCTTTGTGGAGTTCGTTAGAAGATTGTGCAAAACGATGTATCGGAACGAGGCGCGAGCAGGTCTACAGAATAGACGATGTTTCAAGTATTATATTCCGATATGAGAGTGGCGCATTGACTATTGAAATACCGAGCGGTAGGAAGCTATTCTACCCGTCGGCAAGGATGGGGAAACGTACTATCGAAGGCGTTAATGGCTCGTTTGAGGTTGAGGACATCTCCTATATGGGTCAAGACCAAACCTCCGGGAAATGGGTTAAACTAAACACCTACGGGGGCAAGCTAACCGAGAACGTTGTGCAGGCGATAGCCCGTGACTTGCTGGCGAATGCGATTTTCAAGGTATTTGATTTAGGCTTCAATATCGTTCTGCACGTGCATGACGAGATTGCCGCCGAGATACCGAAGGACGGAAACGAAGAGAAGACGTTGCAAGTAATGAGTGATGCCATGTGCAGCGCCCCGAGTTGGGCGAAGGGCATACCATTAAGAGCAGCTGGATATATTACTGACTATTACAAAAAAGATTAAATTATGGAATTGAGAAAAATGGTTTTTAAAATTGCTACAGCAAGCAGCGCGAAATCTACCTCATGGAAAAACCGCTCCTACTCATGGGACGAGTTGACCGAGAAGCTGACAAGGGCAACCGTTACGGATGAGACGTACCGCGAGTTTATAAGCGCGAGCAAAGCTGAGCAGGGTACGATTAAAGACGTAGGCGCGTTCATGGGCGGGGAGTTGTTCGGCAGCCGTAGAAACAAAAACAATGTCGGTGAGCGCTCTATATTGGCGCTTGATATTGACTACGGAGAAAAGAATTTCCCCGAGGCGTTCTACTCGGTTATCAATTGCGCGTGTATCATTCACGGGACGCACAAGCATAACCCGAAGGCTAATACGCTCCGTTACCGCGTAATTATCCCTTTGTCCGAACCAGTGGACGGGGAACAATACGAAGCTATCGCCCGAAAGGTTGCAGAGTTGACGGGTATCGACTTGTACGACCGCACCACCTTTCAACCCGAGCGCTGCATGTTTTTCCCATCAGTTTCCAAAGACGTGGAATATGAGTTTATAGATTACTCGGCGTTCAACGAAAACCCTTTGGATGTGCAGAAGTATTTGGGCATGTACGACGATTGGAGCAATACAACCGAATGGGCATACCACAAAGACGAGAAGGGAGAAGCGCGTACCCTGGCTAAAGAACAACAAGACCCAACACTAAAAGAGGGTAATGTAGGAGACTTCTGTAGAGCCTACACGATTAGCGAAGTTATCGCGGAATACCTCCCGGACGTGTACGAACCTACCGAGCAGGACGATAGGTGGACTTATACGGGCGGCTCTACTTCGGGCGGTATGCTTACCTTTAATGATATGTTTGCCTACTCGTTCCATAATAACGACCCTATCCAAGGTAACCACGTATTCAACGCCTACGACCTTGTACGCGTACACAAGTTCGGTAAGTTGGATAAGGGCACCGATAGGAAGAACTCCACCGAGGCGATGAACGAACTTGTAAACAAGGACGCAAAGGTAGCCGCGGCACGTGCCCGGATGCTGGCGGTTAAGGCTGGTGAAATCATGGACGATTTCGACGACGTTATAGAAGTAGAGGAAGCAACGGACAGCGACGTAGCAACTACATACGAGGACGCGATGGCGAAACTCGAAACGGACAAGCGCGGAGCTTACCTACCATCGGCAAAGAATTTAGGTTTGATTATGAAGTACGACCCGAACCTAAAGGGGCTTATTGCACGAGACCTATTTAAGGAACGCCGGGTTGTTACACGCATACCTCTTTGGCGCGCAAAGGATAGCTCTTTGGACTTCCAAGATGTGGACTACTCGGGCATACGTAAACACATTGAGGATGTGTACGGCATATCGAATAGCGCAAAGATTGATGACGCTATAGCGTTATCCGCGGAGATGAACTCATTCCACCCAGTGCAGGAATATCTAACCAAATTAAAGTGGGATGGTATCGAAAGAGTTGATAAGGCTTTAATTCACATCATGGGCGCAGAAGATAACATATACACCCGAGAGGCATTCCGAATTATGATGGTAGGAGCTGTTAAACGTATATTTCAAAAGGGATGCAAGTTCGACAGTATGTTAGTGTTGCAGTCCGAGCAGGGTGCCGGAAAGAGTACCTTTATTCAAAAGCTGGGTAAACAATGGTTCTCGGATAGCCTTTCGAGTATGGACGGTAAAGGCGCGTTCGAGCAATTGCAAGGTAATTGGATACTGGAGGTAGCCGAGTTGTCAGCAATGAGGCGTTCAGAAGTTGAGAGCGTGAAAAACTTCATATCTAAAACAGAGGACAGCTTCAGACCGGCATACGGGCGTGTCACTAAGAACTTCCCCCGGCAATGTATCTTTATAGGTACGACGAATAGGGACGAATTTCTAAAAGACGATACGGGCGGCAGACGCTTTTTGCCCGTGAGGGTTAAGGCGAACGCCAATACGCACCTCATCTTTGAGAAGGGCTTCGACGATTATGTAGACCAGCTATGGGCGGAAGCCGTACAAATGTATTTCCGCAAAGTGAGTACGTTGTTATCCTGTGAAGCCGAGGCGATTGCCGAGGAAGGCCGCGAGGAACATTACGAAGCCGACCCCCGTACCGCGTCAGTAGAGGCGTATCTGGATATGCTTGTGCCGGCAGATTGGAGGCAGATGTACTTAAACGAACGGCGCATGTACTTTAGAGAGTACGACGAATCGAAGGTAGACCCGGAAGACTTTACACTGGAAAAGATGGACTTCGTGTCTACCACGCAAATAGCTACGGACGTGTTCGAGTTGGAGGTAGGACGAGTAACTACCAAAGAGAGCCGCGAGATAGCAGCTATTATGTCTAAGATACCGGGCTGGCAGCGCGCGGCAAGTGGGAAACACATTATGGGTCTCGGACGTGCGCGAGGGTTCGAGCGTATTGTTAACGAGTGATAACAGAGGGGGTGTAAGAACCCCCAAATGTTAACTAACTGTTAACAGAATAACTAAATGCGATTTATTTCTTAAATGGTGTTAATGGAATATACAACCTATCGTTATTTGCCGTATATTTGTAATGTCAAAAGGAAATAATAACAATTTAAAAACAAAAGATTATGAAGACTTCTATTTTAGACTTTATCAGACTGAGCGGTATTATTAGTTTTAACGATGTTATTTGTGCGCTGAACCTACAGACCGAATCCGACGAAGCGTCTGCGCAGCTGGCATTTCTCCAGATGGGGGGTCTTGTGCATTACGTACCGGGCAAGGGCTACGAGGCAAAATAAAAGTTAATAAGGCAATTAACGGTGAACCTTTATAAAGCTTCCGTTGTTTATATCATATAACAATTTAAAAACAAAAGATTATGAAAAAGTTAGTAGTATTAGCAGTGTTAATTCTTACAAGTGTATCAATGTTTTCGCA